CGGGTTCAAGAACAAGTTCCTTGCTGACCTCAACCCCACCACCGACGCACACTGGAGCTACCGGCTCTGGCTCGACGGAGTGCATCCAGAACCTCGGGAGCCGATCAAACGGCCAGAAGACTATGCCTACATACAGATGAACACAGTCGACAACGCCGTCAACCTTGACGCCAGCTACATCGAGGAACTGGGCAACCTTGTCGGCAACGCAAGGCAGCGGTTTTTCCTTGGCGAGTTCCAGTCGACCACCGGCCTGCGGGTTTTCAATCCAGCGGGACTGTACGACTGGCCGGAGTTTGTCAGTTGGGCCGAGACCCGGCAGGGGCAACTTCGGTTCACCGCAGGCCTTGACCTTGGATACCAGGATGCTGACGCCTTTGTGATCTTTGCTTATGTCCCGCAAGAGCAAGAGGTCTGGCTAATCTATGAACACAAGGCCAGACGAGAGACCATGGACGAGCTGGTGGTGGCCATCAGAGATGGCATCAACTGGGTTCGGGCCAACGTCCCGGCCCGAGACCACAGCCTGCAAATCTATGCCGAGACCGCAACTCTACGCTATGGCCACGAAGGCGACGAGAAAAAGACCGCCTCAATGCTTGCCGAGGTTTACGGCTTACCGATCCAGCGGGCCTACAAGCGGGACAAAAAGCTGGGCATCGAACTGCTGCAGGATGTTGTCAACTCAGGCCGGTTTCGCATTCCTCGAGGCGGGCCGTTTCATGACGAGACAGAGCAGGTCATCTGGACGCGGGAGACCGACGGCACCATAGTCCGCAAGATCGACGACGAAAGCTACCACCCTGACCTAATGGACGCGGTGCTGTATCCGTTCCGGGAGTTGTGGAGCTACGGAGATGATGTTCACAAGGCTTTGCCTGCCAAGGGCGAGCCAGCACCGCCTCCGACTGTTGACGAAACTTTCCTTGCGAAGTTTCACGAGTACAATGACAGAAGCTCAGAAGTATGGTAAAACATACACTGTCAAAAAAAGTAGACAGTCACTTGACAAAAGTGTCTACTTTCATAGACACTGTATTAGAAACCATACACCGGGGGGTGTTCTATGACAAATGAAGAGAAGATAAACGACCTGATGACCCGAACCCGCGACGAGCGGATCGGCAGCCAACGGGGCGAATTGATGGACGCAATCAACAATCAGGGTGATCCCTACAAGATTGCTGAGGCGTTCAAGGAAATGACTGAGTTTGAGAAGTCGCTTGGGAACCTTTACGGCAAGCTGATGCTGGCCCGCGGGAATGCTCAGACCGACTCGGCATTTATCTGGTACGAAGAAGAGTACGGAGCTTTGCTTTCAGAGAACGGTGGATCGGATGGAAGATTCACTGAGTTGCAAAAGAACTTGATTCTGGTTTACGTCATTCAGCAGATTGTCGGGGCCTCGGCTGAAGGCTACCGCGTTCTGCGTCAGATACTGGTCAAGCTGAACCAACAGGGCAAGTAGCCCTGGCGATGCTGACCTAAAAAAAGGAGCTTCACATGGCCGTCGCAGTACCCTCGACCAACCCAATTTACCCTTCCTCGACGGAAGGATTGATTTTCAAAAGCAAAGTTGGAACCCCGTTTCTTATCAGCGGTTCCCAATACGTCCAGTGGGGCGCAGGCACCGCTTACGGCACCTCGACAACTGAAACCTCGTTGTTCGCTGGTAACACCTCTTCCTTCGGAACCCTGACCTTTCCCGCCACGGGACTGACCAACGACTGGAACCTGCCCAACGTGGCCGGTGCCGGTGCGATTTACCGCTTGAAGGCCGGTGGTATCATTGCCAACACCTCAACTCCCAACCTGACAATCCGTTTGACCATGACCAACACCGCCGGTACTGTTTCGGAACTTGCCACCACTGGCGCACTGGCCACGGTTGCCATTACCGGAACCGCCAACTGGTTTCTTGAGGCCATGATTATCGTTACCGCCTACTCGTCCAGTGCTGGTTCATTCCGCACCTTGGGTCGGTTCGACTACGGCCAGACCACCTTGCTGACCACGGGCCTCAACATTCCTTCGACCTCGTTGGGAACTGTAGACACCACCAACCCCTTCACCCTTGACCTGAAGGCTACTTGGGGAACCAGCTCGGCGTCCAACACCATGACGCTTCAGTACGCCACCCTTGAGGCGTTGAACTAAATGGACTTCGGCCAGCTGCTTGAAAAGGCAAAGGCCGGAGAAAAGGTAACTCGCCCCGCGTGGGGCGGTTCCTTTGTCTCCTACGTCGAAGGCGGGGACACTCACCTCGCCTCGGCGCAGGTGGCGGGAGAGCTTGGAGTGAAGACCGGTGCGCCCCTAGTGGGATCGGCCTACCTATCCAAGGTTGACGAACTGGGCAACGTCCAGGTGTTCCTTCCGAATGCCGAAGACCTTCTTGCCACGGATTACGCTCTGCGGAGCTAGGAGAAACAAATGATTGTATTTGACAATGACGCTTCAACTGAGTCTTTGGTTGAAACCATTACTCAGGGTGGCAATGTTTTAAAGGCTGGTGACACTGGTATTGCCTACCAGCAATACAAGGCCGGTACGGCTTTGGCTAACTCAACCACCGAGACCAGCCTTTTCACCCTCACCTCAATTGCTCCCCAGCTTGTCGGCAACATGGCTCAGGCTGCGGTTGCCAGCTCTATTGCGATTCCTTCGATTCCCAGTGGATTCCTTGCCCTTGGAACCGGATTCAGCGGTAACCTTTACGGAACCATTGCCACGACCGGCACCCCCACGCTTCGTGTTCGGGTTGTCCTGAAGAATTCTGCGGGAACTGTTGTCTACACGTTGGCCGACTCGACTGCCACTTCTTTGAGTGCGATCACTGGCACCACGGAACTGGTTGTGAACTTCGATGCGGTTTGCTCGGCTACTGGCACAAGCGGTGCAATGATCGGACGGATTGCGGTAACCTACGGAACCTCGGCAACCGCCAACACCGTAATCAAAGCCGTTGCCACTTCTGTAACGGTCGACACCACGCAGGCTTACTCGCTTGACGTGCTTGCCACCTGGGGAACTGCTTCGGCTTCAAACACCTTGAACACTCTGATCGGTACGATAGGAGTTTACTAAAATGGCCAGCGTCTTCACGACCAGAAACGGCCTACAGCCTGCCAGTAACAACTCAGACAACCCCCAGACCGGGGGCGGTCAAGGGCCGTGGAATATCTACTACAAGGTCTACACCTCGGTCACCGGAACGCAGGATTGGATCTATGCTCCCGATGGTGGAACCTTTGGCGTCAACTTGATAAACACCTCTGCCGGAACGGCGCACTTGGATTACACCTTGGCCCCTCCCTCAGTGATTGAAGCTGGAAGCCCAGGACACTTCTCCAATACCGATGTTACTGCTTCGACGTATTATGCGCCTGTCGGCGTCACAGCTATACGGGTCAACATCACCAGCGGGAACTGGAAGTTGCAGGTAAGATGCTAATGAGTATTTTCGGGCAATTCGCCAAAGCTCTCAAACTCGTCAAGAAGACTCAGGCCGAAGAACAAGCCGTGCAGTCAATTCATGATGACCCGATATCTGTCGAGCTTATCAGGCGCATCGCCCGGGAATACGATTATCATTTTGAAATTGTGCAACGGGACGGAACCATCCTGCGGTTTTTCAAGGAAGGCATAGAGCCTTCCAAGGACATCAGCCAAGGGGCCTACTGGTGACATTAGCAAAGGTTCAAGAAGACGTAAGGCACCTCTATTCTCAGCTATCTGCGCGAGAAGGCAAGTACGTCCGCAACATGAACCGCTACATGAACAATGGTGTGCGCCGCGAGTCTCTCTGGACAGTCAACACCGCACCGCAGGCATACGTCACCCCGGCCCAAGGCACCGATGGCACCCAGACCCAGATCAATTTGATCAAGTCTTGCATTGACTCTGTGACCAGCCGTATCTCGCAAGCCAATGTTCGTCCCTTTCTCACCCCGGTTAATGGAAACTTTGACACTACCGATGCAGTGCATACAGCGCAGCACTTCTTTGACCTTTGGCTTGATGAGCAACACGCTTACCCCAAATCGGTTATGTGCTTTAGGGACGCGGCAACCTATGACATCGGTGTGATGTACGTCAACCCGATGAGCAAGTCGATTGCTCGGATTGCCCCGTGGGAATACTTTGTCGATCCGGCAGAGTACTACCATGGTGCCGTTTCGCGTGCAATGGTGCTAAAAAAGTATTTTCCTATTGCTCAGGTGGCTACTTGGAGCGATTCTGCCGACATTAAAAGGCTTTTTGAAGAAAATCCGCACCAACAGGGTGAATATGCCACCTACTATGACCTTTACAAAGGCGAAATGTGGCAGTTTTACGATCATTTGCAACTCGGCGAGCCTGTAAAGGTTGATTTTGAACAGTACGGGGGCCTTTATCGGCGTCCTTTCGTAGAAATGTTCTACACAAAACCGATGCGGGGCTTTTATTCGGTTAGTTTGGCCGATGATCTGTACCCAATTCAAAAACAAGTCGACGAAATGGTGCGCCGGTTGGACAATGCGTCCCGAAAAGCCGTTCTGAACCTCATCATGGTGCCAAATGGCTCGGGATTGAAGGCATCCAACCTTGAGAACGGTGTTACGGCCTACCAGTACAACCCCGGCCCAGATGGTGGAGTTCCCCAGGTACTTACACCTCCCGCTATCAACCCTCAGTTCATTCAGTTGCTGGAATTGTACATGGAAAAATCCTACCAGATGGCAGGTATGAGTCAATTGTCGGCTCAGTCGCAGAAACCTTCTGGACTCAACTCCGGCAAAGCTTTGCAGACCATGGAAGACATCGAGTCTGACCGGTTCAACACCCAGCTCCAGCAGTTCACCCACTTTCTTGTGGACGTGACCCGCGTGGCCATTGATTGCTTTCCTGCCAAGGATTCCATGCTTCCCTCCGACATTGGCCGGGGCAAGTTAACCTGGGCCGACCTGCGAAAGCAACGCGACCTATTCACACTTCAGTTCTCCGCAGCGTCCAGCCTGTCCAAAGACCCAGAAGAGAAACGTGGAGAGATCCAGTTCCTCATTGACTCCGGTCTGATTGACAAGGGCGATGTGTCGCGCTTCTACCAGTTGCCAGACCTCGAGGGTGCCTACACCTTGGCTGGGTCGGCTCAGGAGTACGTTGAGCGGATTATCAGCAACGCTATCAAAGACGGCGACATTGACTATGCCGAGACCATTGACCTGCAACTGCTGAAGTCCAAGGCTCTTGCCAAGCTGAACCAGTTAAACGCTGCCGATGATGATGCGGTGTATATTGATCGGCTGACCGAGTTGCTCTACAAGGTGATGGCTGACATCAAGAACGTCAGCACCCTTATGGCACCGGAGCAGGCTCCCCCGCCACCTGTGCAGCCCTCTGTCATGGCACTCGACGCAGGACAGATCACCGCCCTGTCGGCTCTTGCAACTGCGGTTGCTCAAGGTATGCCACCGGCTTCCGCTCGGGCCATAGCAGCCCTTTCTTTTCCGTCTGCTGACCCGCAGGCACTTGATGCAGTAATTCAAGGGGCATTGCCCCAACCCCCGGCACAACCGATGGCGCAAGCCCCGGCTCCGGGTATCCCTGTACAGAATGGAGGAATGCAATGACCCCTGAAATGAAAGCGGCGATCATGCAGATGCTTCAGGGCGGGGATTCCCAGCCCTATGTGCATCCTGACGCCCCGCAAGACCGTGAGCAGACCATGCAAATCTTAGAAGAAAAGCTGGCACCTGCTTTTGAGATGATTGGCAAAAGGTTTCGCGATCAACAGTGTGAGATCGATGACCTCAAGGATATCGTCTACAAGATGGTAACAAGCTTTTCTGATGCAGTCGGTGGCTATAAACGCCAAGGAATGCAGTCGACGATCATGAGCCAGTACGGCCCCGATTTGGAAGCTCTGAAGCCGGTTTATTCGGACTTCAAGGGAAGCGACATTGTTGAAGACCTAATTGATGCTTTGATGGGCCAAGAAGGCGATCCCTCTGAGATGGCCGGACAGTTTATCAGCGCAGCCAAAGACAAGTTTGGCAAGTACCTTGGTGGCGCACCGGCTGCTGGAAAGGAAGTCTCGGTTCAGATGACTGCTGAACCTAGTGCTGAACCTTCTGCCGAAGCAGATGATGCCATGCAGGCATTGAAGCCCGACCTTGGTGGGGAATCGCAAGATCCCGCTATGAAGATTTTGAATCAAGTGCGATCCCTTCGTGGCGCACGGAAGACCGCCTAAATAAAGGCAAAGGAGCATTATCATGGCACTCGGAGTGACCGCTGATACCAACGTATTAGCTATTCTCAAGGAGTACTACGGAGTTCAAGACGTTGAAGCTCTTGTCTTCCGTAACTCGCCCATTCTCGGAAAAATCCGAAAGGAACGCGTTGGAGGTAAATACATTCCTCTGCCGATGGCCGTTTACGGCTCGGGCGCGGTGACCTCTGACTATACCCAGGTGACCGCTCAGGCCGCCAACAGCTACACCGGCATCTCGATGCAGGTTACCCCCGGACGCCTGTTCGCTTCGTTCGTCCTTGACCCCGAAGAGTTCTTGGCTTCGCAGGGCGACCGCGCTGCGTTCATCTCGGTGTTCGCTATCCGCGCCATGCTTGCCATGGACGACTTGCGCAAGACCTTGGCGACTTGTTTTTACCGCTCTGGCTTCCTTGAAATGGGGCCTGTCCTTGCGGTTGACTCCAGCCGTCTGTACATCGACGTTGATCCCTCGACTGCCATGGCGATCAGCCCCCAGTCTCAGATCTTGTTCGCTGCTAGCACTTCTTCTGCCTACCGTGACGCCAACGCTGTGATCGTTTCCTCGATCCAGACCGTGCAGTCCTCTGGCAACGTGCGCATCACTTTCACCTCTGCTTTTGTGGCCACGGTTGCCGTGTCTGACCAGGTTATGCTCAAGGGTGGCCGGGATGCTTCGCTCAACCCCAACGCTCCTGTGGGCTTGGCTGGCTGGCTTCCTACGGTTGCCAACCGCACTGGCGCAAGTTGGACTACCTACATTGGTACCAACTTCTTCGGTGTGAACCGTTCAGTTGCTCCTGATCGTCTTGCTGGCCAGTTCGTGCAGCGCAACTCCGGTTCCAACGAAAGCTATACCGCCGCTCTTTTGCGGTTGGTGAAAGCCTGTCGGCGCGGTGGCGGCGTTCCAGATATGATCGTCGTGAATGATGACGATTTTGCTGTCATTGTAAACGACGCTCTTGCCAACCGAACCTTCTACCAGACCATCAATGGTGGAAATGCTTCAAAGGGCGAGAACAATGTTACTCAGGGAATCACCCAGTTCCAGATGAACTTCAGCACTAGCTGGATCAATATGGTCTACGATGATCCCTATTGCGCAAAGGGTGTTGCTTACGTTCTTGACACCGCTTCGCTTCGCCTTTTCGGCTTGAGCAACGCTGCTCCTATCGTCGACCCGATCCCGACGAACAACGAACCCGGTGCCCCCAAGGCTTCGGGCCAAGCTGAACCCACCACGAACTTCCAGTTCCTGGTTGACGATATGTACACCACCAGCCCGATTGCCTTGCAGTCTGGCATGGGGTTGCGCGTTGACTTCCAGTTCTACGGTAGCTTTGCGGTTCTTGCGCCCGCCCACAACGGCGTCTGCGTGTTCTAGTCCCCCTCTCGACAAGCCCCTAGCAGTTGCCCCCCGGCTGCTAGGGGTTCCTTTCTAGGGGAAAGGGGTAGAGTTATGCTTGTTTCAACGATCATCAGTAACGGGCTTTCGCTGGCCGATACCCCTAACACCAACTTCTTTACTGCTTCAGACCAATTGTTTGCCGTTCAACTTTCCTACAAGGAATTGTATGCCATGCTGGCCGAGGCAAACGACGATTACTTTGTCACACAGTTGTATGTGCCTTTTGCCTCGTTCACGGCAGATGCTAACAGGCAGTTTGTCTACAACTATACTTTGCCCACCGACTTTTACAGGCTCCGGTTGCTTCAGTTCCTATCTGATGGGCCGATGTACTTTCCTGTTGCCAAGATGACCATTGAGTCTTTTGGCAACCTCCAAAACGGCCCCGGCTACCGTTTGGTTGGCCAGAAACTTTCAATCTTCACGCAGGTGTCCTATTCCACTTGGGCAATTTGGTATTACCCTGCTCCAGTCACCTTGACCACTTCAACTGACATTGTGTACCCCAATAGCCTGCTCCCTGAAATTATGAGCTACCAGCTTGCAATTGAGATCCGGCGCAAGCAAAATCTTGACGTGGCTGACAAGGAAATGCGGAAGATGCAATTGATCCAGACCATGCTCAAGCAGATCGACCGCGACGAAGCTAGGGCAGAAAGCCCGCGCAATTCATTCTCCCAAGGCTTTAGCCCGTACATCTAAGGAGATTCCATGGCGACTTCGCAGCAACCGATGCCCCAAGGGACTCCGTTCCCGGTCAAGTTCAACACCTCAATCAACCTCGACAACGTAAACGAAAATGTCTACGGCTTTGATGACGGCACGGCTCCTGCTCTGACCAACACTGGAATCTTGCGGGACGATGGCGTTACAAACTTGTATGAAACCACGTCAACTTCTTCGTTTTCCAATACCTTCTATGCTCCAAACGGAAAGAAAATTGAGCTTTCCTATTCAGATCAAATTGCCTATGTCGACGGTTCCAAAGTAGGAAACATTGGGCCTTACGGCGAATCTTCCCGCGTGTCTGCTCCTCTGGGTGCAATTGATATGGCGGTTACCTCAACGGATACCTGGTTGTTGTTGAACAAGACTACCAATGTTGGATTTGGTGTTGCTGGAATTAGTGGAACTCCAGCTCCTGCTTCTAATTGGATTTCTGTAGCTTATGGTAATGGCGTGTGGATTGCGGTTGCACAAACAACTTCAACAACTGCAGCAGTTATGAGGTCTACAGATAACGGATCTACTTGGTCAGCAATTACTGGCACACCTTCTCCTGGTGGTGTTTGGATTTCTGTAGCTTATGGTAATGGTGTGTGGATTGCAGTTGCGTATACAACTTCAACAACTCAAGCAGTAATGAGGTCAACAGATAATGGAGCTACTTGGTCTATAGTTACAGGGACTCCTGCTCCTGCTTTTGGTTGGGACTCGATAGCTTATGGTAATGGAGTTTTTGTTGCAGTTGCTAATACAACTTCAACAACTCAAGCAGTAATGAGGTCAACAGATAATGGTGTTAGTTGGTCAATAGTTACTGGCACACCTGCTCCTGCTTCTAATTGGTTCTCGGTATCTTATGGAAATGGCGTGTGGATTGCAGTTGCACAAACAACTTCAACAACTCAAGCAGTAATGCGATCAACAAATGATGGTGCTACTTGGTCAGCGGTTACTGGAACACCTGCTCCTGCTTCTGGTTGGTACTGGGTAGCCTATGGTAATGGTGTTTGGATTGCACTTGATAATTCAACCTCAACAACTAAAGCAGTAATGCGATCAACAGATAATGGAGCTACTTGGTCAATAGTTACTGGAACTCCAGCTCCTTCTTCTGGTTGGATTTCTGTAGCTTATGGTAATGGAGTATGGATTGCAGTTGCTAATACAACCTCAACAACTGCAGCAGTTATGAGGTCTATTGACAATGGTGTAACTTGGTCAGCTTTTACTGGAACTCCAGCTCCTGCTTCTGGTTGGTACTCGGTAGCCTATGGTAATGGTGTTTTTGTTGCAGTTGCTGCTACAAGTTCAACAACCGCAGCAGTAATGCGTTTTGCAAATGCTCCTTTGCGTTCGTACATTGTTCGAGAATACAACCCAGTAACCAATACGGTCATAAATACCACCACATTAACAACGGTAGTCAACAATGTTCCTGACTACGCTTGTCTGGTCAAATCGCATCAAATGACCTTTGCCACGGCAGACGTGGCCTATATTTACTTTTCTGGGTCTACTGTTACTTGTAGTGTATTTGTTTCTTCAGTATCAAAATCAATATTCAGTGCTGCAGGCAAACCCTACAACTACACCGGCATCAGTGCCTTTAAGAATGGTGGTACCTACATAGTTGGAGGTATTCCAAACAACACTACTATGCCCCAGAGTTATTACAGTGCATCACCATATACCGCATGGACTGCAATAGCTGAATCCAGTTACCTTGCCAATTACGAAGAGTTCAACACCTCGGCAAGCCTTGCCTTGAACCTCATAGCCACACCTTCCAGTTTGTCTTCGGCAAACTGGACAACCTTTGGCACCAAGGTCAGCATCAGCACTGCGGGAGCGGTAACTACAACCACTGTCACGCAGGCTGGCCTTACCATTGTTGCGGCAGACACCTATTCTGGTTTCGGTTGGTCATCTGGACGGTACAAGTCTACCGCAGCAACAAAGTTTTCGCCCTTTATCCTGAACGGTGCAGGAACGCCGGTAACCATCACCGAAACGGTGACAGACTACGGCCAAAAGCCAATTCCGGTGTGTTCATTTGGTTTGACCACAGACCAAAAAGCATACCTCTACTGCGCTCCCCCAAGTGCAACCCTTGCCGATTCAAGGGGGGCAAACGCCCGACCTGCACAGGTTGTCTGGGGTGGAACTGTAGGTGCCATGCCTTTGGTTGAGTACGGCAACGTATCGCCTGCTTCGCCGGTCTGCCAGTTCCTCAACTCTTCTGGTGTCTACATTGTCACCGTTCCGGGCCCTCAGTTCAGCCCCGGAACAGGAACCATAACGGTTTCAACCATTGGTGCAAACACTTACCAGATGAAGCCTATAAGCAAAGACGTGGTTGCACTGACCGATTCCTATGGAACCATAATCAACACCGTGACCGGAATCACTGAAGTCAACCAAGGTTCGATGTGTCCTGGGTTTGTCTCTGACATTTATCTGACCGGAACCAACCTAGTCAGCTACCAGACCATTGCCAAGTACTCCAACGCGGTCGACCTAGGAACCAACACTTTGGTGGTCGGCCCAACCAAGACCTCATCCATGACCGCTACCAGCATAACTGGTGCCGTTCTCCTTCCGGTGGTGTTTTACGTTGGAGCCTCCGCACCTCTGTATGCGGTTGGCCTTCTGTCAGGCGGTTCTCAGGTTGCTACTGACACCACGGTGGCCTACAGTGCCAACTCCAACCTGCCCCCGCCAGTCGATGCGATCTACTCCGGTGGTGGTGTTCAGCTTCTTGGATCAAGCGCACTACAGACCGTTGGAGAGGTGGATGCGGACGGATTCTCGCAGTACTACGCAGGCTATACTTTAGCTAACCAATTGCCGGTCAGCTACCAGTTCTTTAACCTCTTTGGGCAGATCTACGGTTTCGACGGCCAAAAGATCTTCCGGGTGCCGGTCAGCGGTGCCACGGTAGGAACTCCTGAGCAGGTGGCCCTCGCCTCCGGTCTGACCTTTATTGCCAACTCGCCGACGGTGGCTTGGTTCTATTCAAGCTTTGACAACTGCTTGTATGTGTTCACCGGCGGGCAGAAGGTGGACAAATGGCAGGAGATGACCGGCACGGTTGCCACAACTTCTGGATCTTACAGTGTGCGTGAGAATACACTCTACCTGCAACTTTCAGATTCCACCACGCTGATGTTCCGCGACAACTTTGCAAACATCATGACCAACGCCTACCCAACCCAGACTATCTACACCACAGATACAGGCACCTACTTTGTCAACACGGTGACGCCATCCTTGTCTAAACTGTGGACGTACTACTCCGGTTCCGGCACACCTATTACGGTGACGTGGCAGTCTGGGTTCTACGGCCTTGGGCGCAACCAGTACTGCCGGATCACGCAGGCGGTGATCACGGTTAAGGTTACCGATGCAACCACCACGGCAATTACGATCAACTATAAGTGGGTTACTGCCAACGATTCTGGGATTGAAACTGCGACTTACGCTGCTAACACTTACCAGGTATCGACCACCGGCTATGCTCGCTTCCAGTACAACCCCACTCAGTCCCTTGTTTATGGGGCCTCGATTGGGGTATCTTTCAGCAAGAAGGCAATTCTTTACGACGCGGTGATGTATTACACTGACGGCGGTGTTGCCCCGGTGCCTAACAGGCTACCATAGGAGATATGAATGTCTGACTACACTGGCTATTATGGATCAAGGCGCACCGCAGATACAGTTTCTCCTACCATTCCTACCAATGCTGCTGGAGGAGGTACTGCACCTTCCGGTGTAGCTAATCCTGTAGCTAGTCGTGGTGGTAGTAGTGGGGCTGCTCCAGCACCAGCCCCACGACCAGCTCAACCAGCTACTGAAACGCCACCCGCATCTACGCCTGCTCCACCACCACCACCACCTGCGCCTAGTGGCCCAGCTACTAATCCTTTTAATGTTGCTGACCCTACTTACGTTCCAAAAGGTCAAGAGATGTTAGCTGGGGCAGAACAATCCTACGGAAAAAACGCCACTGACACCCTTAATATGGCTACGGCTGCTGGCAGGCAGTTTGGCGACATCGCTGCCGGTGAAGGTGGAAGAGCTGCTACCGGATACGCTCGAGCTTCTGGACTGTCTCCTGCACAAGCAGCTCTGCTTGCCGGTCAAGGTGCTGAGGGTGCCTATAGTGGTGGCCTTGGTCAGGGTGTGGACAAGTATATGGGCGCGGCTAGAGACATCAGTTCACTTGGTCTTGCAGAACAGGGCCAAGGGCTTCAGAAGTATGGCCTTGACCTTGGCAAGTACGGCACGGATGTTTCTTCGCAGGGTGGAAAGTATGGCACCGACATCAATGCTGCTACCCAAAGGTACGGTATTGACAAGGGTGTCCAGACGCAGCAATCAAATAATTTCATGAACTTGCTGGGTACTGGACTTTCTGCTAGTGCTGCACTTCTTCCCCTTGCGTTTTCAGATAAAAACTCAAAGACTGACATAAAAGATGGCTACGGCATACTTGAAAAAGTTACGAAAGTGGTAAGCCCCAAAATGTTCAAGTACAAAACTGGTGTTGGAGAAGATTCAAGCAAGCCCCGTGTTGGCGTGATGGCTCAAGACCTTGAAAAGACACCCCTGTCTTCTACGGTTGTAACTGGCCCAGATGGTTACAAAAGAGTGGACACCGGCCAGCTTACTCTTGGCAACACGGCCATGATCACAGAACTCTCTGACAAACTCGACAAGGTATTTCAATACCTGAAGGCGCAATAAATGGGTATCCTAGATTTGCTCGGCGGGCAGAAGGGTCCGCAACCGGCGTATCAACCACCTGTGGTTCCTGCTTCTGATCCCACTACCTTTGCTTTGGAGCAGTTTACCAAGGGAAAGGCAACAGCAGAACAAAAGCGAATGGTCAGCAAACTACCCGCTAATGTGGTATCTGATGCGGTATCCAAGCGTGATGCCGAAATGTTCAAGACAGAAGTGCCAGACGCAGCCATGCCTCATGATATCTTCGACCAACAAAGAGCTGCGAAAGCCCAGGCCATGGCTAGGACTGCCTCGGCTCCTGTTGCCGTTTCCGCGCCGGTACCTATTCCCCAGGTTAAAACTCCTGTAGTGGCTAATCAAACGCCTATGTCGCCTCCTGTGGCACCACAAGACAATGCTCCACAAATCAGCCAGCCAAAAAATATGACAACTCGAACCGTCGGCCTTGGTACTCCTGACATTTCCCCAACGGTTCCGACTCAAGCCTCTGGTGGCGCAGTTCCTCCGACAGTAGTCTCTGGTGCCATTGTTCGTGACACTGCAACCAAAGCTGGGCCAGAAGCTGCCCAAGCAGTGGCGCAAACTATGGACAAGCCTGTGACCAAAGAACAAGCAGTGGCTGCTACTGATGCCGTGGACAAGTTCCTCAAAGACAATCCCGACGGCGGTACTTTGGCCAATATCCTTGACATCGTGGGAGTTGCCTTGTCTGCTTACGGTGGAACTCAGAGAGAGACCATGCTTCAGCAGAAGAATAAAGCTAGAATGGCTCTTTCTCAGCAACAGGCTCTTGCGCAACAACAGTTTGAACTTCAGCAAGCACTTGCACAACAAGGCTACGGCCAACAGGAAAAGATGGCTGGGATTGGCCAGACAAATGCAATTCAACTTAAAGGTATGGATCAACTCCAGCAACTTGAAGTCCAGCGGAAAGAACTTGAAAATGCATTGCTTTTGAAACAAAAGGATTACGACCTGGCTGTTGCCAAGGGTGATACTTCGCAAATTGCTTTGAAGAATGATCTGACAAGAATTGCCGCACAACGTGATGCCAACATTGAAAACCAAAAATCATTACTTCTTTTTAACACTCGCATGAATGCCGGTGCAAATGTGGTTGATAAAGCTGCACAAAATCTTTTGGAAACACCATAGGAGATTATGATGTCTGACAATTTGACTCCTTACCGACCAAAAACAGCTTTTGGTTCTCCTGGTGGAACGGCTCAGACTCAAGGCATAGACCTTGGTGCCGGTGCTTTGGGGGCAGGCAATGCTGTTTTGTTTGGATTACCAGAAGCTGCACTTAAAGCTCTTGGTGGCGAGAAACAAAAGCAGATCACCGAAGCTTACAAGGCTGCGCATCCTGAATATGGTGTGGGTGAAACTTTAGGTAATGTTGGATCTATGTTTATCCCCGCTGGACAAATTGCCAAATTGGCAAGTCTTCGTGGCAAAATTGCGCCTTTGGCCAAACTTGGGGAAGTTGCAGCCGGTGCGCCTAGCATTACGCAAGGTTTGGCTGCAGCCTCTGAACAAGCAGTACCTCGAGCGTTTGGATCGCAACAAGAAGGCAAAGATGTAGGACAAAGGGCCTTGGAAGCTGGTGGTCAAATTGGTCTTGGCGGTGCGTTGGGTGGAGTGTTAGAAGGGGTCGGGAAGGCTGGCAAAATCGCCAAGCAGTATATGCCCGAAAACGTCCTCAAGGAAGTCGACGAGGCCCTCATGGATCAACAGCTTTCCACGGTTCTCGGCAAGGGAGTCACCCGCGCACTTCGTCAGGTTGTCGGAAACAAGACCGGAGCTATCGGACAGATCGAGAAGACCGAGAATATCAAGAAGCAGATCGTCTCTTTGATGGAAAAGTACGGGATAAAGAACAATGACAAGCTGGAAAAGTGGGTGGGCGACAATGGTGAGGCGTGGCACGAACTCGGCCAAGTGTACACCAAGGCCCTTCGCGAGGGTAAAACTGCCCCTCTGGCATGGGTTGACAAGTCTCCGATTCAGGTTGAAGTGCCAACAGGATTGCTTGATGCTTCTGGTAAACCTATAATGACCATAAGCAAATCAGGCAAGACATCGGAAGTGGTCAAGGTTAACCCTGAAATCTACCAGCATCCCGATATGCAGTACATGATCGACCGATACGGAAAAGAACGGATTGATAACATCGTCAACACCATCGGGAAAGAAATTGCAGGAACCACGAAAGACCCAGCAAATGCCTTTGTTAACTCTCGCAAGGTTCTTTCCGACTACATGGATCAGGGTGTCGGTGGCCCGAACCACACTCCGCAACCTGACCAGATAATTTCGGCCAATATCGCCGGGGCAATGAAGAAATACGTCGATGAAAAGGCTCAGGCACTTGCCCCGAAGGGTTCACCGGCACTTGATTTCCTCAAGGAATGGTATCCAGCATCTCTGGTCATCGGGAAAGCCATCGCCCGCGAAAAAATGGGCGTGTCCCCGGCGTTTACCCCCGGTTCTGACACTTTCACCCGCCTCGCCGCCATGACTTCCGGTGGCGACCTCACAAAAGTTCCGCAAACGGTCGCTGCCGGGCTTGCAGGGCAAGCTCTCAACAAGGCTGGAACTCTTGCCGGAAACATCATAGGGGCCGAAGGGGCATCTATGATCCGCAAAGCTTTGCCCCGCGAGATTTCCGGCGACCTCATGAGCGATCCGGTCAAGGCAAGCACGCTGCTTCCAAAGGTTGATTTGCCCCCCGCCCTTGCCAAGCTTCTTGGAATTGCAAATAAACCAATTACAACAGGCACTGAACGCGCCGGTCTTTTACCGCAGATGGTTGGGGCAGGAACTCAGCAGGCTACACTAACCCCTGATCAAAATCAGCAAGTGCCAGTTATTGACCGCCTTCCAGCTCCTAATTTTGGACAAACCCAAGTCCAGCCGGTGACCCAAGTCCAGCCAGCACAACCTACTCCCCAAGATATCCTTGAAGAAAAGATTGCGCAGAACTGGGATTTACTTACTGATCCAAATGGACTGATTGAAAAAGGCCAGCCAGGTGTCAGACAGCAGTTTATTGACAAGGTAAAATCTCAATTGATTGATGACCAAGGTAATATCAACTACCTTAGAGCAGCCAAGGCTCTTTTCCCCGGCGATAATGCTTCTGCCAAAAGCTTTCTAGACTCTTACCAACGTTTTGCTACCATTCAAGAGGGTTTACCTGATGCAGTAAAATTGCAAACTGTTGGCGATGCTCAGGCAACGGTTAACAAGCAGGCCGTTATTAATGCCACCATTGACACCTTGAAAAAGGGGATGGATAGTAAGAAGGCAGAGGAAGTAATCACTGACCTGCTTAACAACCCTTTTGATAATTCCGGCACAAAGTCGGCCAAGCTTTTAAATCTGCTTCGCAAATACGACCGAATTGGTTTCGGAAAGGGCGGACTACTTGAACGCGCAGGGGTGCTACGATGAAATCGTCAAAAGACAAGAAAGATCGAAAGCCAATCAACCTTGAACTGGCTGCTGCGGCTCAAATGGCTTATGCCCAAGAACACCAGCAAGAAAAGCAAGCCCAGCAACAAGGCCAGCCTTTGTCACTTAATCCTGGTTGGGGTGGAAAGGGCCGATGAGCAAGTTCCAGTCTATCTCCCTGCCAACTCTAAGCGACTCGGCGACCATGAAAGAAGTGGAAAACGAATCGCGTAAGATGGGCCTCGACATTCTCAATAAGCTCAATGCGGTGGCCGATGCTCAGTATCCTGTAGGATATGTTTACACGCAATATTCTGGTCAGACTGCTCCTGCCTTGCTTTTCGGTGGGACTTGGACAGATATCACTGCCACTTCGTTGCCAACTCAGGTGTATGACTCGGGGTCGAATGCCAATGGATCGTGGATTCGGTATACCGATGGGACGATGATGTGTTGGGGGAACTACTCTTGGACATTCCCTGCGATGGCTATAAACACAGGGGCAGTAACTCCGTCCATATCAATGGCATCGCAAACATTTGTATCTCAGGCGAACATTACCGTAACAATCAAGGTAGGTTATGGAGAGTTTCTTTCATATAAGATATCAGAAGGTGGCACTGACCTCACATCTTTTGTGATTGTGTTTCTGAACAATGCCTCTACCCCGACTTTTTCTGGCCCCGGATTTGTTGAATGGCAAGCCATCGGTAAATGGTCATCCGCTCCCGTCTACCCTGTGACCCTGTGGAAGCGGACGGGTGGTTCGTTGAATCAAGCTACCGGAACTAGCGTGGTCACCGGCATCTACGACTCCGGCACCAACTCCAACGGCTCGTGGATCAGGTTCACTGATGGGACAATGATGTGTTGGGG